TCTTGCACACACTCTCTTGTAAACCCATGCACTGGCTCAATACCTAAATCAGCCGGTGAGACATTGAATGGGACAAAATTTTCTGTCTTCTTTTTGTTACTTGTAACAGGAACTACTGACCATCGACCCGGCACCTTACGAAGAACTGGTAGTTTTCCATTAGAGTAAATTCGGAACCAAGAGGATCGTGGCGTCCATTCTTTGTGAATTTCATTCAATACTTCCCGAAGCTTTGGGTGTACCATAGGCTCCCCACCTGTCACCCGAAGCTTTCCAATCTGCAACCCATACTTCTTAACAAAATGTGCCCCCACCCTTATCTCTTCTGTTGTAATATCCGTGTCTATATGATCCCATCGAATCACATCTAAATGTTGAACACAACGATGACAAGCAGCATTACACTGATATGTAACCGCTATCTGATAAGCAATTGGAGAGCCATTAGAAACAACAGACATATTCATATTCCTACTATCACTACCATCAGGGAAGTGCTCTAGCCGTAGCACCCACTTCACCAGGATAGTAGAAACGACCATCAGCACCCCACGAAGAAGTCCAACCGATAACTTCTCCAGTGTCAATGTTTACAGTCATCTGGAAATTGTCATTCATAGCTCTTGGAAAATCCCAATACAAAGCAGTGTTATTCATCCACAAAACTGCAATTGCAATGTCTTCTGGTTGAAACAGATCAAACTGCTCACTAACTGTTGAGTATTTTCCTTCTGCTGTGAACGTTCCATCCTTACGCCCTGGTGATCTGTTAGTGAATCCTTCAGAATCGGAATCACCCCATTCAGACTTTGAAGCCAAAGTCTTAGTAACTTGCCATTGGGTCGTCCGAGAAACAAGACTGGCTGCTACTTGGAACTTCCCATTACGCCCATTGAGTGTATTTTCAGAACTCATGTAATATCTCTCCTAAGAAGACCATGAGGAACTACTTATAGAACTTGAACTTGAAGTCCCCGACGATGAGGAAGAAGAAGAAGTTCCAGAACTTGAAGACGATTTTGAACTGTGTGAACTACTTGTTACACTGCTAGACGATGAACTACTAACAGAACTTGAAGATTCAGAGGAAGGAGATGAAGACGAAGAGGAAACAGAAGAAGAAGACGATGAAGCAGAAGACGAAGATGAAGAAGACGATGATTCTTCATCGTCATTTCTAGCCATCAGATAAATGGAATAGACAACATCCCCACCATTAGCTGTCAAATCCAACAAATGATTTGCAGCATCCGTTACATCAAAACCCCTTCGGTCTGGCTGAAACTTACAAAAAACTGATTGACCATAAAGAGCACCACCAGTTGCCACTGTATGACTTCCCAATGCCGTCCACCCATTGCCAGCATTAGGTGTAATTTCTAAAGCACCATCAGCACCAGCAGCATTCTCATTTATGATTGCAATACCAACAATTTCTTCAAAATCAACTGCTTGCCCTAATCCATCTAGGCCAGCCCCCGCTCCAATATTCACAGCCGCCAAATCATACATATCAAGTGTTTCAGTAACACCACTAAGAATTGTCCGATCTTCGCTTTGCCATACTCTGTTAAACTGGTTATTGTCAACACCACTCGACATAACGGACATGTCTTTTTGGTATTGCAGAGAAGGATGTGTCACTGTCGGTCCAGTGCCATCATCCAAAAGATTCTGCATAGTCCCCGTCATCCGAAGAACGAACGATGCGTTTGTAATTCGACGTGTCATGTTATCACCTTATCTCACTAATTGAGTGTAACAGGAACATCCATCATCATTTGGTAAGACAAGAGCCATTGATAATGATCCTGATCTTCTTTAATCCCTTGTGAGTTATCTAAAGTAGTGCCTAAATGATTCCCATTGCTCAATACTAACGTTGCAGTAGGGGCTAGTATTGGATGTCCACCAAATACTTTAGTAACTGCTTCTGCCAAATAACTTGCTACTTCTTTAGCAGTACGCGGATCAGATTCTATTTCCTTAGCATACACTTTGAATGTAATAGGGAAATTCCGAATTTCCCGTATAGTATTTTCACCCTCTGACATCCGATCTGTAACTGCACTACTTTCAACCTCAAACACACAATATGGAAAAGGCTGCTCTCCTTCTGTCTCCGTATCATGCAAAACGAGAAATTCAGCAGATACAACATCAATGCCCCATAGTGCTTGAAAAGTAGCATCTAGTACGCTTTCATCCCAAGCAGTGTTGATGGCTTCTGCGACGTCAGCAGATCCAATATTCATGCTATAGGTCCAGACAGAATACGTTGAACGTCATTAAGACTCTCATTCAATGTTCTCTTCAAGAAAGACCGATTCATTTTCGTTTCGAGAATCAAACCATAATTGAGAGGAGTACCAACATATCCATCAAACACACCACTCTCATCTTCTCGAACATCGGAAAAAATAGATGTCATCAACAAAGTAGTATCAGCCCGAGGAAATTCCCCCGGCCCACTACGACCCCCTACAACTCTTCCACCTCTCGAACCCACCCCTTTCACAACAGCTTTTGAGATATTACGAACAACACGATCTTTTAACAATTGAGTGGCCATTGTTACTCGTTCTTTCATAGCCATTGCTACAACTTGAACGACTTCCTTAATGAACCACTCAATTCTTACAGAACTTTCTTCAGCAGAACCCGCTCTTCTTTGCCTTGCAGCTTCTACTGAACTGTTCGCTTGTGCAATTGTTGTGGGCATGTCTACCTTACTAGGATATCCGATTCATGTCATCTACCCAAGTATTATACTGATCCTCAAATCTTGGCTGATGCCAATTGCCCACATTTGAATTATTCAAAAGGTATCGACCAGGAAGAGCGTTTACATCTTCAATAGATGGAGCAACGCCCTTCACAACACGAACCTCTTCAGAAATGATAAAACACAAAATCTCACGAATGAATGACTTCATCGTATGCTCATCCATCACACCCATTCTGGGTTTTACTCCCCCAAGCGTATCCCCCACACTGATAACACCAAAAGCTCTCTTCATCGCTCTCTTGATTTTCTTAAACGTCTTCTCTTTTTTGTGTAGAGGATCATACACCTTCCATTTCAATTCACCAGGATGAATCATAATCCTCATCCCTGGCAAATCACTAATACCTTCAATGAGTCGAGCAGGAGCAGACCTAGTAGGCAAATCCTCTGCATCTTGATCCTCATCATCATCAAGCCATTGCTTATCGAAAACATCTACTGTACTTCTCACAGCCCCACGCAACCTCATGTTCCCCAAACATTGAACCATAATATCTTGGTTCCGAGGTGTGTGTACTTCTACTTCAAACGGTGGAACTGTCACTGACCTTGCTTTCTTTTTCTCATCGATAGACATTGCTTCCTTAACCTCCCTAGTGGTTTTTGGTATTCTATTTCTCTAAGTAAAATTAACTCCCGTCCCCTACCGAATACCGGGATCAGGGACGGGAGCACCAGGGGGTAATCCCCTCAAATGCCAAAATCAAACGGGAGCAGTATTAGTAACTCCCGCCGTTGCTCCTCTTTCAAGCTGTCCACCATATCGAGCCATGAAAGCCAAAAGCATTTCATTATCTCGAATAAGTGTAGAACCTTCCGTGCTAGTACGAAGAGAAAAACCCTTCCGTCGATACATACGATATCGAGCCAGCACAGCGTAAAAGAGTTGCTGATTAGTCAAACTCTCATTGATCTTATACGGACGATCCATCCAACGATAAGATCGATAGTCACCTTGGCCTTGCTCTCCTCCACCAAGACGACGTGCGTCAGCCGCCGTGACGTTCAGAGAACGGGCCCGTTGATAACTCGTATCGGTTCCACAGAACACGATAGAATTCTTAACGGAAGCCTTCAGTTCTCGTTTGTGAATAGAGAACATCAAAGCTTCGTAAGAACCAAGTGTAGTAGCACCACCAAAAGCCACAACAGTGGTGCCAGCAGCATTCATCACACCTTGCGGTTGAGTTGCACCATTGCCAACAGCAATCACATCATCCAAGTCTTCAAGCAAACGTTCGCCTGCTTGTCGCGACAATGTAGATCCAAAATCGATAGGACTATCACTCAAAAAGTCCAAGCCGATGACAACAGCACCTTCCCAGCGATACACAGTGGTATCAAAAGCCGCAACATATCCCGCCGTATTGAATAGGGTAATTGCTACAGCATCTATACCACCCCATCCAGCAGTGATAGTTCCAATCGAAACACCTTCAACTCGACGACCTCTCGGAAGAGGTACTTCGTGAACCAAAGGATACAGTTCACCATAAAGCAAAGGAGTCTCAATCACTTGATCATCAAAAACAATGGGAGCAGCTTCAAAGCCGCCAGAAACAACATCATCAATAAGTTGTTTCACACCACCACGATATCCCTTCACAAAGGAAGGCTTGCCTTCCTTTCGTGTGGCATCCCACATTTCTTCCGCACACAAATTATGAAGAAGAGCTTTGTCCATTTCGGGCAAAACTTCCCAAGCTCTTTCCGGATTACCAGCCACCCTTGGGGTAATACTTGCAATGTGGAATTTCAGAAAAGCACCAGTCAAAGCCTTGTCATAATCGGTAGACTTATCCAAGGATCGTCCTTGATAAACTACCGGCTGTCCTGCGAACGAATGAGGATTACCCTGTTTCGTATTCGTAGGATATGTCATAGCAGTCTTTGTATTACTGAACATTTCCTTAACGTTTTTCATCCTAGGAAGATGTGCCTTATCCCCTTCCTTGGAATCGTTGGGCATTCCACCCTGTTCAGCGACCATTCCGCTGATACTCATCATGCCTTGCTTTTTGTCATCAGAGATAGAACCCGCCCCATCTCCTTCATCATTCTCATCAACCTTCTTCTCTTCTTTAGTCAAGAAGGTAGTGAGCTTTTCCATACCTGTCGAAAGCTTATCCAACGTGGAAGCAATGCCTTTGGCTTCTTCCACTTTTTCTTCTTTCGTCAGTTCAATGTACTTTTCCAATGACAAAACATCATCAGCGATAGCCTTAGAAGCTACTTTCTGAATCGTATCGGCATCCGCTTCCTTGTCCATCTTGCACTCAGCAACAAGCCAAGTAACAAGAGCACTCGTAACCTTGATCTTCATTGATTATCTCCCAATATAGATCATACTCATGTAATAGCTTGCAATTCGTTTACAAGCTTTTCATCTCTTTCCATTTGCACAGAGGCTTCCCTAAAGAGCAACAACTTATCAACATCTTCAGAAGTTCCTTCTGAGATAATCAAAGCAATTGCATCTTTCACAGTAACACCAGTAACACTTTTCGCTACTGAATCATCAACAGAACCTAGTGAAGAAACAACATCACTCACATTTGACTTAGCCTGTTTGATTAACGCTCTACAACCCCTTGAAATCCCGTCTGTTTTTACAGCTTCAGCCAGATCATCAACAGCTTCTTTCAACTTCGATTCATTAGCCTTGCTCAATACCCTTCCAAGCTTTTCAAGTACAAAGCTTTTCTTAGGCAGTAGTTTCGCACCACATTCAGGGCACTTGCCTTCTTTGCCAGGACCAACATATTCGCAATCAGGACAAACCATTTTGTTTTCCTCATCATCATCTTCATTTTCAGAAGTAGAAGGAGTGCCTTCAGTTCCGCCCGAATCTTCATCATCCATCAAAGCTTGTGCTTTATTCCTGGCAAGCACCAACTTCTTCATCTTCTCCACAATTTCCGTAGTAGTCTGTAGATGCACTTCTTCTAGATCACCATCAAAAGAAACTACCCCATTGTCTACAGACCACTTTACCTTGTAGTAATCAAACTGAGCAGTGTGCGCCTTTGCTTTCTCAACTCCGATAATAACATAATCAGAAAATGTACCAATCACCGTTGCCCAATCATACTCCTCTAGTACAACCCCTTTTTCTTCCATAAACTTTCTAACAGTCATCCGAAGTGAAGCTTCTATCCATTCCCATGATCCTGCCAAATCTCCAGAATATGTAGGACGAACAAAAGACGTTGTGAACGATGACTTCATTTCGTTGTCTTCGGTCCCTTGCTTTTCTTTCCCTTGTCCTTTGTCGGGAAAAGACCCGGCTTCTTTTGATGTGCCGGTTCCGTCTGCTCTTCCCTTTTCGTTTCTGGACTGGTTTTCATGCGATACCTCCTGGCCATTCAAAGTCAATTTCAGATCAAGACTAACAGGAACCTGCAACGGTTTATGTTCTCGAATAGAAGCAGCACAATCTTTCATCAAATCACTAGTCATTTTGCCACCCTCAACAAGAGACAAAATAACATCTTCTGTTTCGGCATCCGGATTAGCAGGAACACTTACAAGAGACTCTTCAAGAATCTCGTACTTCTTCACATCGTACCCACCTGGAGCATTAGCCCCTGCCTTCGCTTCATCAAAAACTTTAGCTGCGAATCCATGACTGAAACGACCCATATCGTTGTCAACCATAACAGCCGAATCATGACACAACTCATTCATGTCTATGATACAACTGTAAAGAGACAAACTCTGCTTTGTGTGATCAGCAACAGCCAGCATCTTCCCAATTGGAAGCGTATGAACATGCTGGAAAAGTAACAACATCTTCGGATCTATTTCTGCTCCATCCGTCCTAAGAATGTCTCCATCACGATCCTTTGTGTTTGTCGTTAAGATATGACGGAAAACGATTAAGGTATTTTTAGGGAGCACAACCCCATCAGGAAGCTTTGGACTTTTCTCTTCCAGCACCATTCCCGTATTTGCATACGTTAGAGTTTCTGACGCTCTCTTCAAAACATCATCAAACGAAGACCATCGGCCGCCTTTCGTTTGACACATATGCTTATAACATGAACGTGTCCCAAGTCGATCTTGGAACGTTTTCACATATCGATCTGCTGTAAGAATGCCATAGTTGAATTGCGTTCTTTTTTCAGCCCTAGAACGAATTGCTTCTAGAAGCAAGTCATTGGGAGACTTCATTAGCTCATTCCTGTTCTTTTAGAACCTATGGCATATACAAAATAGCACTATAGACCTACTCTTGTAGCCCAATAGTGTATATTCAAAAACGCATTTGCCCCTGCTCCACTGATGAACTGAATTCTCTGCAAGTCTTCAATATCAAACCATTCTGGAGCATTGCCAACAGTAAACTCCATTCCTACAGTTACAGTCGGAACCGTGGCCCCATCCATTGTGTAACGAACAGGTTGGGTTGTCACATGTATCTGTGCTCTTGCTGTACCTTGTGGAATGTTCAAAGCAGCTACGTCAAGCACTGCATTTTGAACCATCACTTGTTGGTATCTAAGAAATGGCATTTGACTGTTCTTTCAGTATCAATGTCAGTGCTCAAGACCTTCTTCAATTGCTTGAATCACTTCCGGACGACCACGAGAACGGCATGTTGCATACAGTTTCCCGAAGAGCCTCAAATCTTTTTCATGCTCTTCGTCATCTACAACACTTTCAGCCCACCGACGAAAATCATGTAGATTAGGAGTACCACCAACACCAGTTGGAACCTTCTTAAAAGCCCTTCCTTGGATAGGAAATACACTATTAGTAGCTTCCCTCTCCTTCACTACCCGAAACATTTCTCGGTAGAGAGCTTCCGCTTTTTCCACTGCTCCGTACAAAGCTAAACTCACAATCGCGTGAACGTTCATACTAATCTTAACAGGCATTATTCTTCTTCTCCCATATTGCTGTAAATGTCCAATTCCAAATAGTCGTTCTTCGTCATTGATCAGAACTGTATCTGGATAACTTTTCTTTGACGCTTTCCTTGCTATGTGTTTGTTCCATCTATTAACAAATCTTCCCATAATGTTTACACCAATTACGGAGCAGACCATGAAGAGCTAGAAACTGAAGACGAAGAATTACTAGACACACTAGCCGAACTAGCCGAACTAGCCGAACTTTGTGACGATGAGCTAGAACTTGCAGAACTAACAGAACTCTGAGACGAAGAGGAAGACGTTGCACTGCTACTTGAAGTTCCCGAACTAGATGAACTACTTGAAGTTCCCGAGCTAGACGATGACGACGAATTGGAACTTGAGCTTGAAGACGAAGATTCTTCGGAGAGTGAACTGCTACTTGAAGTTCCCGAAGACGAAGAGGAAGAACTCATAGAACTCTGAGACGATGAAGAAGAATGGCTCGACCACGAAGAAGAGCTTTCACTGCTCTGACTTGAACTAGAGCTTGAACTAGATTCATCTTCCATCGAAAGAATCTGAAGTCTTAACGTTATCCGATCCCTCGGACCAGGAAATTGCAAAGCACCTGTATGGAAATTGAGAATACTGTCTGGGTTATTCACTGCACCCGTCGCTCTGACATCTCTCAATACTGCTTGCCACATTGTATTTTCAGGCAAGCTTATCGTGCAAACTGTAACGGCTGCTCCTTGATCTGTCGGACCATACTGAGGAGCCAAAGGGACTACATCACCCGCTCTAGGCATCCGAGTAATCGTCAAAGTGCGGGAGCCAAGGGCACTGGCAACTCCAAGATAGAACGTAACGTTCATAATTGTCATTCTCCAAAAAAAAGACCACGACGTATCAACCCTCCACTCTGGAAGGGGTCATACGTCGTGGTCTCACTGTATTGAGCACCTAGACGTTACCAACTATCCCCTGGCAACCATCAATTATACTCTATAAGCCCTTTTTCCCCTAGTGTTTCTTACAACTATCCCACCTTTTTCTGTCGCTTTCTTTCGGCCGATCTAGGACGACGCCAAGAGTTACTGTCCACTTTTACATGAATCAATTCACCAACATTGCCATGCACCTCTAATTTAATAGTGAAATCAACACAAGAAGCCATTGCATCACAAAACTTTTGATTGAACTCTTGCATAGCTTTTGTGTAGGCAACGACTGTGTCCTGATCCTTCAGAACTTCTTTAACCTTTCCATCTACCACTTATTCCATCCTCTACTTCAATGTCAAAATGAGCCAAATCCACAATCAAAATATTTACATCCTGATCTGCCCACTTCTGGATTAAATCATGAAGTTTATTCTTTTCATCTTGTGATGCTTTTCTATTCAACCTTACTATGATACGATCCCCTGGTTCAAATTTCAAACGATGGCATTGCACATTGGCAATGTTTGGCATCTTCATTCTATGAATAATAGGAAACCCTGTTCTAGACCTTTTCATCTGACTGGTCCTCATCTCTCCAATGATCCAATACTTTATGTGGTTGACCCCTCAATTCACAATTAACATCAATTGTCCATTGAGCAATTACTTTCATTGCTTGCCATTCAGACGGCTTATGATGATAATCACCTTGTTTATGCCGAACTGCTGCTTCTCTATATCCAACCATTGCTTTTCGTATTTCTGGTGACATGGGAGGTGATACACCATTCCCATGCTTTTGTCCATACAATCCACAAACAGTCAGAAATCCACTTTCCACATCTTGAACCAACTTCTTGCAATCTGCACTACTTCTGATTAACCTATCCCCATGAATAGCTTTTACCATCACTCTTCCTCCTGGTTTTCGTGTCCACTGCCATCAGTAATAAACACTGGTGCCTTCACATCCCGAAGCATTTTTGCTATGTACTTTGTTTCAGTACGATCTGCTGTTTCCTCTATCACCAATTCTACAAGCTCCACATCTGCTTCTCCCTCATGTAAAAAAGTCAATAGAGATTCACCAGCCCCCTCACGCAATTCAATGATACCCTTATTTGTAGCAAAATCCCCCAACCACTTTTCATCTGCATCTTCTAACCAATAACTCATAGTATGATTTCTCGTCTATTATAGGATTTTTGCTAACTTCACCTTCAATTCTTCTAATGTGATTTCCTTCCTCCAATAACTCCATATTAACTTGGCTGCTTCTCTCTCTATCAATCGCAAAACAGCTACACCCTCTTTGTTTTTGAATGTGTAGTTATGTGTTTCACGAAAATGATCAGGATCAGCCCCATATGTTTTCGCTAACTTAGTAAATTGTCTTTGTCCAAAATCACCAAGCTCATTCAATACATCATACTCAGAACTATGTCGCACAGAAACATCCAACCCTTCCCCATTCCATTTCACATCATCCAAAACACCACCCTTCATTCCTAATGAAAACTTGGCAGTGAAACCTCCTACCTCTTCAACGCCACGATGAAGCAATTCTTTCACCCTTGGAGGAAAATCACTATCATCAATGTTTGCCTTCATTGCAGTTTTCATCTCTTCAGTAGAGACTTTTCCTGTTGCGTGCTCTCTCAATAGGGCTTCATTCCCATCCACATACCGAAGAATCGGAGGGCTTTTTTCATTAGAGAATACTGACAAATTATCTGCTGTCCTACTAGCAGACGCAACAGGATCATTCGACCAATCCATATCTGTAGAATCATGTGTGCGGATGATATTACTAACTTCCGATCCAGCTTTTCTTCCCAATGCATCATCAACCATTCCACGCACATTAGCATCATAATGATCATTGCTCCAACGTGGATGACCTTCATCCATAAACATCTGAGACGGGGGAGCTAAATACCCTGCATCATGAAAAATCATAGCTGTTTGTGCAATTGCTTTATCCATGTCAGATCCAGCACCAGGAACTTCATTCAATATTTGATTACTAATACCTATATTGCCTGTTATATGTGCTGCTCCATGATCACCAAGCTGTCTTGTGCAAGCTTCCATTTCTTGAGTAGAAACAGATTCAACAGCTTCCATTGTTAGTTCACGTATAGCTTCAGAATCACCACCAGCTACTTCCAACGTATTTGCATATTCTTCAACCATTACTCCAATCTTATTCATAGCTTCAGGATGAACACGATCAGAAAATTGATTTACCCTAGTCTGAAGATCAGCTTTCAAATAACCAGTATTAGGTCTATTGGGCATTCCCTCCATATGTTCTGCTTGTCGTTGGGGAACAGTGCTTGCGGCATTTGCTAATCGATCTCGTTCTGCTACTGGTTTACTTTCCCACGCATCCCGCCGCTCACCCATCCCCATTGCTTCCCATTCTGATGCATCAAATGGTTTTTTACTGTCACCCCTACTTCCTATTCCTATAGAGTCATCTCCTCCACCACCAGGAACAAACCTTCCTGTCTCAGGATCACGATAAGGATTGTATTTCTCACTCAACAAAAAAAACAACTCCTTCACAATTAACTCATACAATGTCACAACTCCCCCATGTCTCTCGCTTGATCTAGATAAGACTCTATCCGTTGACAAGCTACTTCGTACCCCCTGTCTCTTTCCGCTAATCGAAAAAGCTCCAACTCCTCTGGAATCATCTTTCGCTTGATCCCAGTCTTCGGATCTATAACGTTGGGTGGATCTTTTTTGCCCTTGCCAGTTGGTTTTTCCTCCAAGAACTCTTTCTCTTGTGTCATCTCTATCTCCTCTGCTTTTTAGACCCATGAATACAACATCAGGTTCCCCATATTTCTCATAACTCCATCCTTCTGGAGCATACTCCTTATTGAAATCCATTCTCCCTGTTTCTTCAAACCCATATTGATGATAATAAGTTGGAAGAAAGTCATCAAAACAATCTAATGTAATTGCACCTCGATCAATTGCTTCTAATATCGCTTCAGTTCCCGCCCCTTTCGGACCTCCATTATTAAACACATTAATCAAATCACCATCAGGAGTAACGGCTGCTCCCACCTTTCCATCTGACGACAAAATCAAATCACATCCATGTAATTCTTCTGGTGTCTGATGACTCAAAAAAACACTCTTCTTGCTTTTATCCCTAGCTTCTACAAATTCTTCTGGAGAAACACCCCCTTTCCAATCTGCTTCCCATTCTCCATAATGATACTCTCCCCCTTCATTATTATCGAGTGTTGCTATATTTGTCCCTCCTACTTCCTCTCCTCCACCCCCAAAAACAAACTGACCCGTTTCTGAATCACGATAGGGATTGTATTTCTCCATCACTTCTTCAA